AATCAATATCATTGCGATGATTTTTAACCATATCATATGGTCCATGATCTTTGATTTCTTTGTAATAACTGCTAGAGTGTTTAGGATGGCAATATCCACATTTAAAATTACATTCATTACCGAATGAAATTTCTATGTATTGCGGATTAAAGTGAACTAACGGATTATGTTTAATTTTGTTAAATCGATCTTCGGTGTAGATATTAGCATTACGTTCTTTACGATCACTGATATAATTATCACCCATAGCCTCAATATTCCAACAATAATTACAGCCGCTGGGCTTATTACCATCAATCATCTCTTTACGTTCTGCAATTTTTTGTTTTGTATTGTGTAGAGCACTTACATTAAGTGCTAGTTCTTGTAAGGGAATTTTATGAGGGGCAGGATGATAGCAACTGTGGGTTTCTCCTGTCTGTAGATAGATGGTCGTGTGGTGCCACTTCGCCAAACAAAATGTCGGCGAAATTTCATTCATTATGGGAATGAATTTTTGTATGCGGGCTTTATCGTCCAAATCTTTCTCTCAGCCAATCAAAATCGTTGATCATTTTTAGTGCTTTGTTGTTGTCTTTATTTTCCAAACCATATTGCTTGCCTTGTACCGCACCTTCAATGGCTTCTCTACCAAAAGGTCTATCGAGCCCTCTGGTACACCAAACATTTAATCTGTAGTTTGTGTCGGTGTCATCCTGACGATCTATAGTCTTGCTGGCTAATTTTACACATTCTCTAAAAGCACTTTTCCATGTGTTAAATGCATCTACGTTGAAAGCAGTGACATTGCTGATTTCTGGCATCGCTTTGAACAATAATGAGATGCTGGTAGTCATGTCTGGCTTAGATGTATCCATGTTCTGTGTCAGGCTCTTGGGCAACAGTTTCACTCCACCATACCCATATTCTAAATCGTTGATAGGATTACGACTGCGCCACACATGCACATTTTCTAAATCATATTCGCTGACTACATAATCAAAATTAAAAGTATCCAGTATCTGTGCATCAGCGTCTACTACCCAGAACATTTTTGTAAATGCTTTTTTCGCAGCCGCAATATGTGCTTGGTGTATGCCTTTGATTCCCTGCACTCGTTGGGCATAGGGAAATCTTGCTTTTAATCGAGCAAAGTTTTCATCTGCCTGTGGCTCATTGTAACTGATAAAGATTATATCGTATCTCATTGTTTGTAATAGGTTAGTCCTAGATTGATGGTTTCGTCATATAAATCTAATGTGTATTTGCTCTGCTGCGAATTAAAATTGGGCCAATCTAATCCTAGATTTGTTTTTATTTTTTCTCCTAGCTCGATAACATCGTGCTCTACGTTGTTATGATCAATGTTCCGATCATACATATCCCTCAGTATTTCAAAATCTCTAACATCAATATAATTCCAGTCTGTGCAGTTTGTCATCCATGTTCCCATGCGAGCACCAAGAATAGCGTACAGACCATTTTCTTCGTGTGAGCCTACAGTTGACCACATACGCAGTCTATGAATATTATGCCACCAAATACGTTCTTTAATTTCCATAGGTGGCACACGAATCCCGTCGAGCAGTGTCATCTTAACACCTTCACGGAATCCTGCTCTCCATGCTTGGAACGGTGAACCGGTTATAATACTGTCGCTGTATACTCGAGGAAAATTTCTATAACCTTCTTCCCAACAAAAATCAACCTGTCCGCGATCGCTGTCACTGGCTTCATGTGTGCGCATCTTCAACACAAACTCTTTTTTCCAAATTTTAAGACCGCCGTTGCCATATCGCAAACCGTTAACGCTGTTACGTCCACACCAACCATAGACCTGTATCTTAGGATCACTCATATCTAAGTCTAAATCAAAAAATTCAGTGTGTACGATGTTGTCAGCATCTACAGTGATAAACCACTCAGTGTCTGATAAATTTGCTGCGGCCTTGTGTGCAGCATCTGACCCTTTGACTCCATGCACACGTTTGGCCCATGGTGCTTTAGTTAGAAGGTCGGCATAATGCATATCGGCATTAGGTTCGTCATAGCTGAGAAATACAATGTCAAATTCTACTATTTTCATTTTATATCAATCAAATAATTTTTGAAAATGCGTCTTGTGTATAAACTAAAATTTTCCGGAACTTCAATGTCATTCATTGTTTCAGATTTTTCAATAATATCTGATAGTGTGATAGATATCATCTTAAACAAGATATTAGGATCGTTGTAATCAGTCAATAAAAAATCCATTTTGGTTTCGCCATCCCAAAAGATTTTTCTTTTTTTAACTGGTTGAAATTTTTTAGGTAATTTTTTTGTTCCAAACAATTCTTCTGTCAATTCAAACTTTAATGTTTTTTTCTTTCTATTGTAAGTTATGTACACATCGGGTTTTTTAAAATCTATGTGTTTTTTTTCTGTGATACGATGCAACACATCATCTATTTTATTAACACTTTTTATTTCTGCAAGGGCCAAGGTGTTTGAGGTCAAATCAACAAAACAAGTTGATAGTAATATTTTTCCCTCTATTATATATTCGGCAGTTTCTCTATCAATAGAGATTTTGTTAGGTTTGTCGGTGAACGCATGACTAGGACCTACGCTTAATACTATTCCACTTATAGGATCGAATAGAGCCATGTATTCAGGGTCTGGCAGTTGTAGATCAATTGAAAATTGATCGCTGTCAACTATTTTTTCCATGCAATCTCCTCTAACATGTTTACCACCTCGGTGGTGATTTTATCCTTTTCAACATAATGAACTATGTCGTGTTGTTGATAATTGCCTATTTTCAATTGGCCTTTTTTATTGAGGTAAAATCCAACATGATCACTCCATGCTTTAGCTGGCCAGGGCCAATTTTGAATCATTGGTTTCATGTGCACCACACGGGGAAATTCTAGGTCATAACTTATAGAATCAGCTATGCCTAATATTTTTGCACTTAAAGCAAACGCTTCGTCTGTGCCCACTACCTTTGGTTTATATTCTGATAAAAATAAATTAGAAAATTCCTTGGGATTTTTAAGGATGTATCTCCCTAAAGAGAAAAATTCTTTGGCTAATTCCGAATCCTTTTTAAAATATGTATAAAAACTATAGAGATTTGGCAGTTTATTTCTTGTGAATGCACGTCGATAAAAACTATCGACCACTGTTTCTCCTCTGTAAGTATAGCTTTTACATGGAATGTACAGCTCTGAATTTTCAATAAAATAATCAATCCAATGGCTGTAATCACGCATGAACAGCATGTCTGCGTCTAGACACACAGTATATTCAAAAGGCGATAACTGATCCATCCATGATCGGCCATCCCAGAATATTTCTCGATTCCATTCTATCACATGATCAAATACCCAAGACGAATTTAATTTAGATATTCGTTTGGGATCATCGGTTACCACAGCAACTTGATCATATCCGGGCTTTTGAGTGTTTTTTATAGTCAATGCTAATGCATAGGCTAATTGTGTATAGTCTATTTCATCATGTTTAGCAACGACGATCAAATATCCAAAGTTCATATCAATTCCAAAAGCTGTTGAGCATTTCTTATCAAGCTCTGTTTATTCATCACATGAATATCTGTGTCTTTCACAGCAGTAGCACAATATGTTCCATTTAATGTAGGGCTGACTAGAAAAGTTAATTTTCCTGTAGCGTCAACTGAGTGCAATATGTCTTTGTCCAAGGCTGAAAGTACCGGGGGCAAGTTGGGTGATTTGTACGTTTCAAATCCATCTAGAACATGTTTAGCCACACTGAAAGAAATATCGTTTCTGTATTGTCTTGTGTCAAATCTAAAAAGATCGCCATAGTATTGATAATTGTCTTTGATATAATTCACCATATTGAAATAAGCACGACTTTTTCCATTTTTTGTAAACATCACAATAGTGGCCCAACAAAGATGCACACCGGTATCCGACACATATCTATCATGGAACCCTAATCTCTTTTGATCATAGATATCATTTATTGCTTGAGATATAAGAACGTCTTCATCTAGATCCCAATATTCATTTAATTGATCTGAAAAGATCAGATAATCACTGTCTAGTAGCAAAGTTCTATCATAAGGAGTAAGATCCCAAGCACTAGCTCTATTGAGATTTACAAATGGCACTGTGGTATTATTGACACCATCATGCAATCTTCGTTGATTATCTGTTTTTGGTTTTTCTACTAGAATTATTTTATCAAACAATTCTTCTGCCTGTTGATATATCTCTGATGTTTTCATCCATGCGAGTGTAGATTCATCTGTGACTAAAGATACTGGTACAGCGAGATGTTTCTTGGCTAGTCCGCCCGATATCAGAGACATTAGAGCATAGTCTATATCTCTGTTATTATGAGCGAAAATCAAAGCACCTCGTGTCATAGATCTAATAACTTTTCAACACTTCTGCTTTTTTTCAAACTTTCATGTTGCTCATAATATTCGAGTGTGGATGTAAAATATCTATCAACTATCTCATCTTTGAATGTTAATAGATCGTTGATCATTATTGGATTATCATTAGCATCTAATAAAGGAACGCCCTGTGTTCTTCCTTGATCTATCAACATCTGCACGAATACTATCAAAATTCTATCTATCTTAAATATTCCGCCATTATGGCCATAGGTTAATTTGGCTTCAATTTTTTCTTTGAGTGTACGTTGTTGGATTGAAAATGTCTGCCGATAATTGGCAAAATCTAGAGCTTGCTTTAATTGTGCATCCATAAAAACTCCTAACAGTTATATTAGCAGTTTATATTTATAGCTAGCAGTCTAAGGTGAAAATATTATGGAGTTATCGCTGATACTGTAACTATTGGTGATTCTACTACAAAAGCTCCTGCGCCTACAGGTTGAAGAATGCCAGTAGCTTCTAGTGTGGTTACTGTGAGGCTAATTGTTCCTGTGACTTTATCAACGTCATCAGGCACATCTAACGGAAAATTACCTGGATCGACATATCCGTCAATCCATTCTGATTGAAATTCTATATCAGCTGAAGTTCCAAGGCTGTTATTGACAACATCACGGCATCTTGCTGTGATTATCCATCTATTCGCTGTGTAAGGACTGGAATATGCTGTCGATGTCCATTCTTGAAAAGTGCTGGTTAATCTATAGAAATTTTGTCCATTTAGTGCTCCCACTCCTACTGTGGGTTTATTTCCGCCAAAGGCTTTAGTAGCGGCTGTAGACAACAGATTAGTCCATGCAAGATCCTGTGCTCTTGCTGTGCTGCCTGTTCTTGAACTATTGAATCTAATTTCTCCGCCGCTATTGAAAAAATGCCTTGCATTAGCAGCAGAGGTAAACTGCACACGTATTGTACTGCGTATTGTACTATTCCACGAAGCGCCGTATGTACCCGGCCATGTTTCGGATACTGTACCTTTGGTCGTGGTAAAAGATTGACCAGCACCTACATTAAATCTGTTAGCAACGATAGTATTGGCAAAATCGTCATACTGTGTAATTGGATGCCTTGTTGTTGAGTTTGCAGCAGTCATCGCTGAATATGCCACTGAACCTGATCCGGTTATTGTCCATGTGCTGTATCCCCACGGATTATTCGGAGTCACTGTGACAGTGGTTGTTCCTGAGCCGTAGGTACCAGGATCAGTAGAATATTGAACTGTTATGCTAGTGGTAGTACTAGCTGTGATTGGGAATGTTCCATTATAATTAGCGTTGCTATTTCCACTGATTATAACTGAAGTATTATTTCCAAATGGTAACGCTACTGGTTGCGTTGTTATTGCATACACCACTAGATAGGATCCAGACGATAATGTTTTGCTTGTAAAACTAGTTATTGTAATTGGAAGATTATTAATTGATGCGGTAATTGATCTTCCAACACCACCACCGCTGGTTAATGTTTGTCCTATGGCCAACATACTAGTAGCACCGGATTGATTATAGGCTATCAAAGTAGTTCCAGAAATAGCTCCATTAAAAGTCACACCATCGACGTCTGATTTTATAGTAGCTCCGTCTGTCGTCAATACTGCCGACGCAGGTCCTGCACCGGTTTGATGTACAAAACAATTTACTATATCGTAATAGAGATTACCCCATTCATTGATAGTGATTTTATTACTTGTAGTTACAGCAGAACTGCGTACAGTCTGCCCATAACCGTAGTCAATAGATCCCACACCTAGTACACCCGTTACTTTGGTTCTAA